AAACCACCCAGATTTATGTTCAATCTAAGAGTCAAGACAAGGTCGTGTGGGAGAAGGCGGAATTTACGAATGTCAATGTTCTCATTCGCTCCAAATCATACAGTGAAAAGTTTATCTTCAATAAGGCGAAACTTAACGATATCATTGGGTTCATGTCCTGGGTGGAAAACCAGAACGAATATGTATTCAAAATTCGCGATTTGAATGATTCTGTGAATAAAAAAGGGGCTCGCGCCAGTCAAGCCATCATGAAGGACATCATTTTGAAAATAAACGCCGTTTTAGATGCACCTTTTTATACAAATGAAAATGTCAAAGAATTTTTCGGCGAAGGCAAAAACAGACTGGTGGTCATCATCGAAATATTGATGCGCGATTTCCAAGAGAACAGCAAAAATCAGAAAATATGGTTTTTGAACAACGAACAAATATTGATCAACGGCATTTTGAATTATACCCGTAAAAAGTAAAAAATTGATATAATATAATTATTTAAAAATGTAGTTATATTATAATATTAGTTAAACAATGGCCGCTTTTAAATCCAAAGACAAAGTCTACGGTGTATATATTGATTCACTTTTAACAAAAAAGGTGATTTTATCCATTACTGAAATCGGTAAGAACATAAAGGAAAATTTACAGCGTAAACTGGCCGATTCTATGGAAGGCAAATGCATTGAGGAAGGATTCATTCGTCCTGGGTCTATTCGTATCGAGTCGTACTCTTGCGGGTTGGTCAATACAGAAAACATTGAATTTCAAACCGTTTTCACCTGCAAAGTTTGTCATCCCGTAGAAGGCATGTTGATTGAATGCACGAGCAAGACGATTACCAAAGCTGGAATACATGCCCAAGTAGTGGACCGCGATATTGTGCCGGTTACGGTATTTGTTGCAAGAGACCACCACAATATGGATAGATATTTTCAGTCTATTCAAGAAAATACGAAAATTCTGGTGAAGGTTATTGGTATTCGTTACGAACTGAACGATCCATATATTTGTGTTTTAGCAAAACTCTTGAAAGATGAAGTGGAGACGACCGCTGCTCCTCAAAAAATCAGAATCAAAAAACAGCCGATCAATATAGGCGGCGATGTTTTGGACACAGCCTCGGAAGAAGAATAAATAACTTCATAAATTTATATAAAAATTATCATTTATATAAATGAATGACCGAAGCCGTTGCTGAAACAAATGTTTTCGAACCCGTCAAACTGGAAAACATGAAAAACAAAATTGAGTCTATGACAAAGAACCATCAAATTGAAATTTTGAAGATTCTGAAGAAAAACCCCACCGCAAAAACGAACGAGAACAAGAGCGGCATTTTCGTCAACCTGTCGTTGCTTCCTACATCCACCCTGGAGGAAATTGATTTTTATTTGAACTATGTACATGACCAAGAAAGCTCTCTTCAACAGTTGGAATCGCAAAAGAAGGAATTCAAAGATGCCTATTTCATGGAATCTCAGGGTTGATTTTCCGTTTTTTTGTAAAACACTCCCTTATCATACCTGGTATTACAACTTGATATGATATACAAATTATTTGTTAGCATGGATTGACCCCCTTAAAAAGGTTGTTGGAAAAGTATTCTGAAAATTTCCATTTTGGACATTTTAAAAATGTCCATTTTCGATTTTCTTGGGGAACTTTTTTCCGGGACTTTTTGAAAAAGTGGGTTGTGAGCATAATGCAGTAAATCGGAGAATTATATTTTTAGTATGACTGCATAAAAATTTTTGATATTTTTTCTATAAATATTTTTTCGCTACTAATTTAGAAAGATTTTCTAGCATAACTATATAATTTCTTTCAAAAAAGAAGCGATGAAATATACATGTGATTGTTGTTACTATAATACGGAGCGAAAGTGCAATTTTGATAAACATTTATTGTCTGCAAAACATATTTTGGCCATGAATAATGCAAAAAAAGTAGCAACCAATTACACCTGTAATTTTTGTGACTTTTCTACGAGTAAAAAAAGTAATTACACTAACCATTTGTTGACTGCTAAACATATTGCAGCAGAAAAAGTAGCAAAAGTAGCAACCACCGGTGAACCTTCTATGGAGTCAACACACTCCGAACTTTGTTCTCCAAACGACATGCAAACTGTAGTATCTAACAATCACAATTTGATAATAAATCTATTGAAGCAAAATAACGATCTACAAAAACAAATTATAGAGCTTTCCAAAGAACCCAAGATAATCAATAACAATTATACCACCAATTCAGGAAATACAAATAACAATCAATTCAATTTGAGCCTATTCTTGAATGAAACCTGCAAACATGCTTTGAACTTTACAGAGTTTATTGAAAATATACAGGTTACCTATGATGATTTGGAGAACAATGCCAAAATGGGATTTGTGGGTGGTATGACTAAGATCATTGTGGATAATTTGAAACAGTTAGATTTGAACAATCGTCCGATTCATTGTACGGATGCCAAACGAGAGACCATCTATGTGAAGGAAGAAGATCAGTGGGAGAAAGACGGCAGCAAAGATATCATTCAAACGGGCATCCAAGAAATAACCAGAAAAAACATGTGTCAACTCTCAGAATGGCGTGAGAACAATCCGGAATACAATGACATGGATACGGAAACGGGTGAAAAGTCCATCGTACTACAGCAGAATTTGATGGCCGGCGGCAAGCGCAGCGAATTCTACCCCAAAATAATAAAGAATATTGCCAAAGAAACCATTCTTGACAAAAAAATTCTAATAGAATAAAAAGTATCCTGAAAATTTTCATTTTGGACATTTTAAAAATGTCCATTTTCGATTTTCTTGGCGGACTTTTTTCCGAGACTTTTTCAAAAAGTGATTTGTCAGCATAATGCAGTCAAAAACGAATTATGACAAAAAAAATGACTGCACAAAATTTTTACTATTTTTGCAAAAAGTATTTAGAAAACTATATTATAAAAGTATATACGACTTACAAATGACTGACAGTAAAAGTATAAAAATATTTGAATGTAATGTATGTAACTATGTTACGCAAACAAAATGTAATTTTTCTAAACATTTATTGACTGCAAAACATAAACAAAATACAAATACTGACCCTCCAAGTATAACTCAAGAAAACCATACAACAAAACTATATATTTGCACATGTGGTAATAAATATAAACATCGCCAAAGTTTATTCAATCATAAAATAAAATGTAACGGTTCGTCGTGTGATAGATCATCAAGTATGTTAACACATTTGATGAAAGAAAATCAAGAATTCAAACATATGATTATCGAATTACAAAGGGAACTTACGAATAAAGTGGTAGAAATGACCAGTCAGATATCAAATATAGCAACAGTAAATAATAATACGATTAACACGAACTGTAACAATCATTTCAATTTGAATTTTTTTCTTAACGAAACTTGCAAGAATGCTATGAATTTTGGTAATTTTATTGATAATATAGACATTTCATTTGACGACATTGAATCTAATGCAAAACTTGGTTTTGTAGAAGGTATTTCCAAAATTATTTTAGAAAAATTGCAACAGTTAACTGTGGAAAAACGCCCTATTCATTGTACTGATGTTAAAAGAGAAATATTGTATGTTAAAGATGAAGATCAGTGGGAAAAAAATAACAGTCATAAAATCGTAGAAAAGGGGATTCAAGAAATGACATGTAAAGGTATGCAAAAATTGGTTGAATGGCGTGAAGAAAATCCTGAATATGAAACTTGGGGATCAGAATTGAGCGAACTATCATTGATGATGCAGCAAAATTTGATTGCTGGAAACAAGCGCGAAGAATTTTACCCCAAAATTATTAAAAACATTGCCAAAGAAACAATAATAGAAAAATAAAAGTATTCTGAAAATTTTCATTTTGGACATTTTAAAAATGTCCATTTTCGATTTTCTTGGGGAACTTTTTTCCGGGACTTTTTGAAAAAGTGGTTTGTGAGCATAATGCAGCGAAAATGAAAAAAAGCGGAAAAAACTGAATGCATAAAATTTTTCTATTTTTTATATATTTTTTCCGAAAAAAATTTAGAGGCATTTTTTTGTCATTCAAATATAATGACATCGGATGACAAAAAAAATGCAAAAAAATGCAAATATTTTTCATGTAGTGTATGTCACTTTGAAACTAGTAACAAAAATAATTTCAATAAACATTTATTGACTGCAAAACATCAACGAATGACAAATGATGACAAAAAAGATGCAAAAAAATGCCACAGCATATTCGAGTGTAGTTGTGGCAATATATACAAATATCGACAGGGTCTTTTTAATCATAAGAAGAGGTGTAATTTTGATTTGTCCAACTCAGAAAATACCGTAGTCACCCCCAAGGTGGTGAATAGCGGATTTATCATGGAAATGTTCAAAGAGAACCAAGAATTCAAAAACATGTTGATCGATCAATGTAAACAGTCCGAACTCCAACAGAAAAAGATGTTTGAGCTCCAACGGGAGAACAACACCTTGATAAACAAGATGGTGGAAATAACGCAGCAACAGCCAAATACATCGACCATAATTACCAACAACAATAATACGAATAACACGCAGTTCAATATTCAACTATTTTTAAACGAGAACTGCAAACATGCGGTGAATTTTTCGGAATTTATCGATAATATTCAGGTTTCAATGAGCGATTTGGAGAACAACGCCAAAATGGGGTTTGTTAACGGAATTTCGAAGCTTATATTGGATAATTTGAAACAGTTGGAATTGACGGAAAGACCGATTCATTGCACAGACATCAAAAGAGAGACCATCTATGTCAAAGAGGAGGACGAATGGGACAAAGAAAAAAGTCACGAAGTCATTCAAAAGGGAATACAGGAAATCACCTGTAAGAATATGTGTCAGTTGTCGGAATGGCGTGAAGAGAACCCGGAATATAACAATTTAGAATCGGAATTAAGTGATTTATCGATTGTGATGCAACAACAGTCGATGGCGGGACCCAAAAGAGAAGAATTTTATACAAAGATCATTAAAAATATTGCCAAAGAATCCGTCATAGATAAAAAGAAAATGCTGGAATAAATGTCTTTAGTGATTCTATAATTTTACAGATGCAAAAAACGGATAAAACGATTTATTGTGAGTATTGTCAATCGTTCTGGAAAAGGAAAAGCGATTTCACAAACCACTGTAAAACTTCGAAACATTTGAAAAATAAAAGTGCGTTTTTGCTGCAGGTTGAAAATGACGAGTTTACGAAACCTGCTGCGATTCCGTCATCGGTTACCGAGATTCACGAGATCATTTCAGAGATTATAACGGCGATTGAAAAGATGCCGTGCCCGGAACCGGTTGAAGAAATTCCGAAGCCAATCATCGTCGATATTCCTGTAAACATGGATGACAGCATCAATCAAGCGGTTACAATCATGGAAGATAAACACGAAGAATCCACCGGATTTATAGAATATATTCGTACACAAATAATTCGCATAATCAAAATAACTATTTTCCTTATACCGGGTATAAATATAGTTTTAGGGCACAGTTATCAAAGATATAAAAACTATTAATAATATAAAAACTAGTATATTATTATAACCAGATGGATTCCTTGCCGGACGATGAATTTTCAACGCCCTTTCTCGAAGATCAAGATCAGGAACACCACACAAAGAAGTCCCATATGTTGAGACAATTAGTTTTTGATGTGATGTTTCCTTATTTTACAGTGGTTGTAGCGACTTCTAGTAACAATGGTATAGGTAAAGACGGCAAACTGCCTTGGAATGTACCCGAAGATATGGCGTTTTTTAAAGTTCTCACTACAACGAACACTCTCCCCGAAAGACAAAATGTGGTTATTATGGGGAGAAAAACATTCGAGAGCATGAATATGCGTCCTTTGAAATCAAGATTCAATATTTGTGTGTCAAAAACGCTCAAGCAGGAGGATTTTATGAATTACACAAATATGGCCATTGTCAACGAATTCGATGATGCATTGAGATTGGCTATAACGGTACACAGTGAAAAGGTATTTGTCATTGGTGGTTCTCAAATATACAACGAGGCAATCAGACACAGCAAATGCAGTGAAGTGATTTGCAACGAAATCGCCGGTGATTACGAGTGTGATACCTTTTTCGCAACGATGGATCCTAATATCTACGATGAGCCCGAAATCACCGTGATTTCTGACAGGGTTACGAGTAAAAAATATACAAGCAAAACCTACAAACAATATTTATTGAACCAACTTAAAGATAGCGCGACAACTAATGAAGAGACCTCAACTTAATAAATAGTCATTTTTATATTATGTCTATTTATCACCAAATATTTCATCCGTTGGAAAAATGGCAGTCACCCACAGATATTCAACTGTTGGAATCCTTCATGTTTTTAATCAAACCTGTCGAAGAAAAACGGGAGATTCACCACGATGTACCGGAAAAACCCAAGATATTTCAGGATGTTTCGCCCGCTCACCGACGCGTGGAAGCACCGATAGTAACTAACCTGGAAAACAACAGGGCAACAGGCCCCACCCAGTATTTTCCGAGAAAACCGGACACCCTCTTTTGGTGTGTATACATCGCATTACATGGAACAAAGGAATACAATCAAATCGGTCTCCATTATGGTAATGTTGAAATCGAAGAGAAACAAAAAATGATGGAATTGATGCGAAAAACGCCGAATATAATCAAAAATGCTAACAAAAAAATTACCAAAGTTTCGTCACAGGAAATCATGTCAGATTTTATGACGAATAAGCGTACTACCGTGGATATGTTGATGATTTTTGCGGTTTACAATAACATGCGTATTATTCTTGTCAATGTAGACAACAAAAATCAGCCCGACAAATCCTACACCGTGTTGGGATCGCAAATTTATACACAAACCGTCGTTATTTATAAAAAGAACAACTATTACGGACTGGAAATGGAGTACCAAGAACAGAAAATGGAGGAAATCTTGACCAATTTATTCTGTATGGAGCAGATTGACCGGCCACTTAAGGCCATCACAAACTACAAAATAGATGAGTTGGAAGCCATTGCCTATAAGTTGAATGTGGACTATACAACCAGTAAATTGAAGAAGCAGGAATTATACAATGCGATTTTGTTGGCTTTATCCCGGTGAAGATTTAAAATGTTAAATCGTTACCGAGATCTGACCTTTGAAAAATTAAAATGTTCCATTTTAATTCTTCAAAGGTTTATCCAACCAATGAAGGAGTTATACCATAAAAATTGAATAAAACAATATTACAAAATATATATAATATTATCGTCTTATTATATATAACCCCCATCTGTATTATGATAAATGCAGGAAATATATCACACGCCAAATCGTCTGCAGATAAGGCAACTAAAGCTAAATTAGAAAAATTAGTTGAGACTTATTTAGCAAGTTATATGAAGGAGCGTCTGAAAAACAAAATAAGTGAGGTGGAAATTCGTTTTGAATCTAACCGACAAAAAAACAAACCCGTTTCTAAAATCGATTATGACAATGTGGTAAAAAGTTTGTATGCGCAAGGATTTAAGACGGATCTTCCCGAAGGATTTCACAGTCTGCGTATTTTCCATGAATATGTAGATGCTCGCGGAAAGAATTCGATGTCAAATATTCGCGCAGAAATCGTCGGCCTCGATCTTATTCAAGAGTATTGTCGCAGCAACAGCATTCAAAAATTATTGGATTTGCCTTCTTCCACCTACGATAAAATCAAATTCACCCAAAAATCTTTGCCAGAAACGGATGATCACGAAAAGATCCTGCCCGTGAAATTTGAAGATTTCAATTTGAAAATTTCGTACCAGTTGGAACAGACATCCACAGCGAGATCCGAGTTCATTCGAAAGGTAATTGATCGGTGGACCGAAAAATTGAAGACATTTCGTTATTTGAATCGTGTAAGATTTCATCACGACGATTTACCCATATTTGCGGATATCAGTATTGTAAGAAGTTCTAAAACATCGCATGATGTGCCGATGAAAAGCTACGATATTCAGGAATCTGGAGTGTTGGAAGCGCCCGAGGCCTACGAAATTGAGGTAGAAATCGACAATGACCGTATTGGTCCGGGCACTCCATATAACACGACAAAATCAATTCTAGACTTGATCAAGAAGGCGATTCGTATCATTTTATCCGGATTGCAGGGTACAAATTACCCGATTTCCTATACGGAAATGGATTCGATTCTGTTGGAATATATGCAGTTGCTTCACGGCGAAGATTATCTGGAGAAAAACTTGAGACCCGGTGAAGACCCCCAAAAAAAGAAATTGCGTATTCAACCGAGGGATTTTGTCGGCCCGTCTTCGGCGACTTTGCAAATTGAAAATATCATGGTACCGAATGAACATACCGATGTTCCAAATATTCGCACAAATTATACTGTAACGGACAAGGCGGACGGTGAGCGCCGACTGTTGTTCATAAACAAGGAGGGAAAAATTTACATGATTGATACCAATATGAATGTGATTTTCACGGGTTCCTACTCTCGCGAGAAGGCGCTTTACAATAGTATTTTGGACGGAGAATTCATTAAATTCGACAGAAGACGACAGATCATCAATTTGTACGCAGCATTCGATGTGTATTACATCAATAAAAAAAGCACCCGCGAATTCGCCTTTGTCAATACCCAGAAGACTTTGGAGGCAAATGACGAACTGTTGGAATACGACGAAGAGAAAAAGGAAGAAAAGGCTCGGGAGAACCAGGGCAAACCCGAACCGGTGCGATATCGTCTGTCGCTCCTTCAGCAATATATCGGGAGGTTGAAACCAGTATCTATTTTGATTTCTCCTTCCCAAAACGAAAGGAAGGAGCACCAAGAAAAGGTCGCCTCGTGTGAATTCAACATCAAGTGCAAAATGTTTTGCATGACCACCAATGACACGACGATTTTCGAAGCGTGTTCCAGGATTCTTTCGGACATTGATGACGGCACTTATCCGTACACGACGGATGGCTTGATTTTTACACCTTCAAATACGGCGGTAGGGAGCAGTGTTGTGGGGAGGGCGGGTAAATTGGTCAAAACCACTTGGGACCTATCATTCAAGTGGAAACCGCCGGCCTTCAATACCATCGATTTCTTGGTAACAATTAAACAGGATAAGACCGGTAAAGATGAAGTGCATAACATTTTCCAGGAGGGGAAAAATGTCGAGGGGCTGCAAAATTTTGTTCAGTATAAAACCCTGATTTTGAACTGTGGATACGATGAAAAGAAGCACGGCTATTTGCAGCCATTTCAAGACATTTTGAACAATAAATTACCATCCCCCGAAGATCTGGACAACAATGCGGGATATAAACCGGTCAAATTTCAACCAACGAATCCCTACAATCCTAACGCGTGTTACGCCAACATCCTGTTGAAGGAAGACGGTAACCGCAATTTGTCGTTATTTACCGAAGAGGGCGAATTTTTCGAGAAGTATATGATCGTCGAATTTGCGTACGACATGACTCGTGCCGAAGGATGGCGATGGATTCCTTTGCGTGTGCGTTACGATAAAACCGCGGAATTGCGCAACGGCATGAAAAACTACGGCAATGCTTATCATGTGGCCAACAGCAATTGGCAATCTATCCATCAACCTGTAACAAAAGAGATGATTACTCAGGGTAAAGACATCCCCGAATTTCTAGAGTTGGCGGACGAAGAAGATAATGTGGCAGACGAGGGAATTTACTACAATCGTCGCGGGGATGAGAAGAAGACCCAATCGCTGCGCAATTTCCACAATTTATTTGTGAAGCGTAAATTGATCATGGGGACATCAAAACGCAACGATATACTCATTGATTTTGCTGTAGGTAAAGCGGGGGATTTATCCAAGTGGACACAGTCAAAATTGGGATTTGTGTTCGGTATTGATGTTTCGGTTCCAAATATTCATGATCGTATCGACGGGGCTTGTGCGAGATATTTGAAATATCGCGAAAGAAACAGAAATGTGCCTTACGCTCTCTTTGTGAATGGCAACAGTTCACAAAATATTCGCAGCGGATCGGCGTTTCATACCGACAAGGACAAGGAAATTACCAGAGCCGTGTTTGGTAATGGACCGAAAGATTCCAAGATATTGGGCGAAGGTGTTTACAGACAGTATGGTGTAGCTGAGAAGGGATTCAATGTGTCTTCGTGTCAATTTGCTCTGCATTATTTTTGGGAAACACCGACCACCCTTCACAATTTTATGCGCAATGTGGTAGAGTGTACGCGCATCAACGGGTATTTTATTGGTACATGCTACGACGGTAAAACGGTGTTCAAAATGTTGCGCAATAAAAACGAAGGCGAATCGGTCTCGATCTTTGATCATGGGCGTAAGATATTCGAATTAACCAAGAAATATCCCCAGACCGGATTACCCGACGACGAAAATTGCATTGGTTATCCGATTGATGTGTATCAGGAAACGATCAATAAAACCTTCCGAGAGTATTTGGTGAATTTCGATTACTTGGTGCGAATCATGTCGGATTATGGGTTTACTCTAATCGATGATGCCGAAGCTCGCAATATGCAATTGCCCAGTGGTTCGGGATTATTCAATCAATTGTTTGATTTTATGACAGAGGAGGTCAAACGCGATCCGCGTCGTCAAGCAGACTATGGTACTGCGCATTTGATGACAACCGACGAAAAACAAATTTCGTTTTTGAATCGCTATTTCGTCTTCAAGAAGACGACGAATGTCAATTCCGAAAAGATTGCCAACCTTCTGTTGAAACGCGATTTTGTGATACCACTGTCAAAAGAGATGCAGAACATTATGAGTGAAGAAATGGAAAAGGAGATTGAAGCTACTAAAATAAAGAAACCGAGAGGCAAGCGCGTAACGATTACGGCAAATGCAAAGGTGGTGAATATAACTGACGATAAGGTAGTGGAAAAGGGTCCTTCCTCAGGGCCCCAAGCACCTGCAGCGCCCTCAGGACCCGATGCACCTGAAGTCCCACCTCCACCCCCCACTGCTACCAATGGTGACGACGCGAAGCCAGCATTTGAAACTGAGGAGCCCGCCAAAATACGAATTAAAATCAAGAAACCCGAAAATTAGTGAGACTTCTGAGGAATAAATAATTCATCTAAATTAAAACAATTTAAATGAATATAGTGTAGTGTTAATACCGCCATGATATTTTTTTTATTACCAAGTGTGAATATATGTATATATAAATTTATTGACTGTATTTTAGATGAAGATGTCCCCGAATCAAAAATTTCAAATTCACTGTCGTGTTATTTGTACGAAATTAAAAATAAAATAAAACTATGTGAGTATGATTGGGACATTTACAAAAAATACACGAACCCTTATGAGTACATCAACTCGGTCGTACCGGATATATTCAATAAAAAGAACCAACATGTATTGGAAGATAACTCGTCGGGTACCCACGAATCGGGAAGTTCGTTCAGGTACAACAAACATTTGCCGAGATGTGTATCAAAATACAAACCGTTATCTCGTTCATATTTTAAGATGATAGAACTGTTGAACAATTTCATTTTCACAACGAATGTTAACATGTACAGATCTTTTGACAGTCAAATGTATAGTTACAATACACCAATTCAACAGGATGCAAACCCCATGCGTTCGTTTCATTTGGCCGAGGGGCCGGGTGGATTCATAGAGGCATTGGCGAATACGCGAAAAAATCCCGAAGATGTCTACATTGGCATGACGATTATTGATGACGAAAATGAACAAAATGTGCCGGGGTGGAAAAAAAGTGAACAATTTCTGAAAAATAACAAAAATGTAACCATCGAACTGGGCGAAGATGGTACAGGTAATATTCTTTCCATGCAAAATTTTTTATACTGTCGAACGAAATATGGGTCGTCCATGGACTTGATTACCGCGGACGGCGGGTTCGATTTTTCGATGGATTTCAACAGTCAGGAAAGAAATATTTCAAAGCTCTTATTCGCCCAGACATGTTACGCACTCTGTCTGCAAAAAATGAAAGGGAATTTCATTTTGAAGATATTCGACTGTTTTATTGAACATACCGTGGATCTGTTGTACATCCTTTCAGCTTTTTATGAAAAGGTCTATATTACCAAGCCGCAAACCAGCCGTTATGCGAATTCGGAGAAATACATCGTGTGTAAAAATTTTTTGGTGGCGAATGACATTGGCGTTTTTCCCTATTTGAAAGCGGCATTTGACAAGATGTTGCAAGCATCCGCTGCTAATCCGGATATCAATACGCATCGTTTCTTGAAAATACCGATTTCCACCTTTTATATTACAAAAATGGAGGAATATAACGCGATCTTCGGACAACAGCAGATTGAGAACATACACCAAACAATTACTTTGATTGAGAACAAACAGAAGAATGACAGGTTGGATGCTATCATTAAATCAAATGTACAAAAATGTATACATTGGTGTATGAAATACAAGGTGGCCTATAACACATTTTAAACCGCTGAAGATTTAAATCCGCCCCTTCGGGGATAGGATTTATCTCTTTATCGGTCATTGACCACGAAGAATCCAATCCGCGTGCGCGGATTGGATTCTTCGTTGGTTTAAATCTTCACCGAGATAGATGATGTGGTATTTGTGTTTGTATTTGAAAGTGTCAAATACAAATATTTGGCGAAAAATTAACCGTTGGTCAAATTACGGATCGTTCTCAAGCGAGAGCATTTGGTCAACTGTCCATTGTACCTGTTGATAACCGGTGTTCGTATGAGCGGATATCCGGTAACATTCTTCAATGTGTAACCCGGTGCAGGGACACCATATGCAAGTGCATCCGTGGTTTGGCTTCCAAAAGCGGTTCTAAGAGTATTCGCAGCCGTAGTAATGGTATCGTATTTCTTTCGCGTGAGGCGATCGCTGGAAGACACGGCACCTTGACGCCCAAATTTGGAATTGCTCGGCTTGTAATAAATGGGTACATAATAATTAGGTTGAATAATTGCCGTTCTAACACCACTGATGCTGTAATTTGAAGAACTACCCGAGGTAGCCGCGGGGAAAGTACCAGCGGCAAACCCAATCGCATTGCAAATGATGGTATCCGCCAGAATAATATTTGGATTGAAAAATGTTGGGTTGGTAGGTAATGTCCAAGTTGCACCGCTAGGATAACTGTATGTTGTATTCGGATATCGGACATCGTTAGAAACAATGGAATTCAATACCACCATATTTGTTGTTGCATTGTAAGTGAAATTTAAGAAATACACTTTGGCATTGCTGCCTTTCGTAACAAGATAATGTTTACGAGTAAACATAACAGACTGTAATAAATTATTCAAATCATCGAGATCGTAATAACCCGTAGGAATATCTACGCGGATATTGCTCAAGTTGATCCAATTATAATAAAAGTAAGTAGAAGACATGAAATATTTTTTGCAACTTTGTACTCCACTATTTGAAGCATATATGTTGTTTAATGCATCCGAGCTACCTGCCGCGGCTAAAGGATTGCCCTGGCGAACATGAAAGAATTCGTTTTGTTTGAAAGTCATATTACGGCTGTACAAATATTGTGCATTGGACGAACTGTAATTCGGTTTAATGATTCCACTGGAACGACATCTACGACGAGCATTCTTCGAATCCAAAAAAAGATTGCAGTAGGTTGGATCGGTAATAGTTAAAGAGGGATGTTTACCACTGTTATTTTCGTAATTAATATCTAAAGGGGCGTTGACCCCACGACCACTGGTTTTTGTGACTATGTTCATACCGGGCATGTCATAGTGATCAATCTTAACGGAAGCTCTGGATTTACATCCCGAAATGTCAATGCTCGCAATTTCGCGGCGATAAATTTTCAAAGGTCGCGGTTTGAATAAGAGATCCCTCTGTAAATTGATAATTTTATTTGTGTAATTTTTTTTCATTATAGAACCCAATTGATTTAATGTGACTTTGCTTTTCCATGGTATAGTATTAGTTATAATTCTATTCTTGTCGAATACATCAGGGGTTATTTTCATTACTATATAGTATAATATATATAATTATCATTCATAAAATGTAATAAACATTTCTTTATACATATGAATACCGGTAAATATTTTATGGAATCAACAAAAGAAAATTATAATTTGTTATTGATTAAAAACAATATTTCAATTGTGGTATATGACATTGGATTTTTTCAAATAAAAAATATTTTTCTGTCGGACACTAAAAAGAATATTATCATGGACGGAAAGTTCACTAAAATTATTTACTCCGATGAATTGATAACTACACACGGTATATTTTTGAAAATCCCTTTTTATCCTGTTGGAAAACCAGAGCCACCGCCTATTACAGTTTTATCGAAATTTTCTGGTCAGAAGAGCACAATACCCCAACAATCTGCGATAACTACACGCCCTCAAGCAGAGGAAAAATCCGGAGAACTGGCTCCTACCGTTGGAACCGCAGGACCGGTGGATAACTCGCATCATAAAAATAAAGATAATACGAATGATGCGTCTAATGGTAAATACAAGCAAATTTACAAATTACAGTCACACGATATTTTGAACAGTAAGAATATCATGGATATTATCCGAATTGAGATTCAAATATTGGAATTTTATAAACAATTATTTCAGTGTAAGAAAAAAATTGTCTTTATGCTCAAGGAACAACTACAGGATGGTAACATAAAATTATATAAGGAACACTTTTATAATTATATTAATTTTTCGCATAAACAGGCCCCGAAGATACCGAATGTTATTTTAAAAATTTCGGGTATATGGGAAACCGAGGATAATATTGGCTTGACCTACAAATTTATAGAATATACATTGGACCATTCTCGGATAATTACATGATCATTCCCATTCTGGGTCTTCTTTTTTGATTCTTATTGGAAGGAAATGGGATGTTTCCTTTACGCATATCATGTTCATGTGTGGCCTTTACATCCTCTTCTCTGGGGGTTATAAATTGTGTGACATCTACAAATCCGGTATCTGGATTGTAATTGTATTGTAAGTTGGAAATAGAATTCCAGCCTTCTTGGGTATTTTTTTCGTATATGTCATATTCTGTGCGGTTAACATTGCGGGAAAGGCCGTCCGAAAAATGTAAAACATTTTTATCGAGAACAGGATAGAATACGCTTCGGTCAATAGTAATACCATTTTGTATGACACGATTTTGCAGCATGTTGTCTTCGAATCCCCAAGCCCAAAAGTTGGGAAATCCGTTGATTCTTTCGAAGTCTGCGGCATTGATCGAAACGATTCCGCCTAAAGTAAATGTAAATCCGTAAAAATGTTTCACTGTTCCGGGAGAAGTACGGTAGTCGAAAAAGTTTTTAGAGTAGGGCATAATATCAATGTCGTTAAATACCAATGTAATATTTTGGTAATCGTTCGGGTACATGTTTTTTACAGTTAAGAACCCGATATTTTTAACCGCACCGCGGTTAAAGCTTCTCGTGTCGGTTTGGTGAATATATAAAATCTTGTAAGTATCTGGTGAAAGGTCTTCTAAAACCGATTTCATGTGCTTAGCAAAGAACTCGTATTGTCGTTGTCTGTCTCGGTACGGCACGATGAAAATGATATTAGGTATCGAAACTGATGGAACATTTGCATCTATAGTGAATGTTATGTTGGTTGGTTCTGACGGGGTTTCTGGTGGAATAACATCCACGGGTTCTTCAATGGGTGCAGGCACCTCCTCAACAGGATTTTCCTCGACCTGCTCCGCCAACGCAGGCACCTCCTCGACGGGACTTTCCTCAACCTGCTCCGCCAACGCAGGTGCCTCCTCGACAGCTACAGGCGCTTCCTCGACAGGACTTTCCTCGACCTGCTCCGCCAACGCAGGTGCCTCATCGACAGCTACAGGCGCTTCCTCGACAGGACTTTCCTCGACCTGCTCCGCCAACGCAGGTGCCTCCTCGACGGGACTTTCCTCAACCTGCTCCGCCAACGCAGGTGCTTCCTCAACAGCTACAGGCACCTCCTCAACAGGACTCTCTTCAACCTGCTCCGCCAACGCAGGTGCCTCCTCGACGGGACTTTCCTCAACCTGCTCCGCCAACGCAGGTGCCTCCTCGACGGGACTTTCCTCAACCTGCTCCGCCAACGCAGGTGCCTCCTCGACGGGACTTTCCTCAACCTGCTCCGCCAATGCAGGTGCCTCCTCGACGGGACTTTCCTCAACCTGCTCCGCCAACGCAGGTGCTTCCTCAACAGGACTTTCCTCAACCTGCTCCGCCAACGCAGGTGCCTCCTCGACGGGACTTTCCTCAACAGGCGTCTCCTCGGCAGGCGCAGTCACCTCCTCAACAGGCGTCTCCTCGGCAGGCGCAGTCACCTCTTCAACAGGCGTCTCCTCGGCAGGC